AAAGGTGTGTTTAATACAGATGGAGAATATAATTTTAGAACAAACTCTTCTAACAAATTAGTTTTTGCTTTATATGATGAAAGTGTAACTGACACGCACGAAAGTGTTGTGTCATCAGCTTTAACATCTTATGAAGGACAATGGATTCACGTTGTTGGAACTTATGATGGTACAGGTGGAACAAGTGCAAATAGTGGATTAGAATTATATATTAATGGTTCAAATGCAACAGACACAAGATCAGGTTTGGGTACTTATGTAGCTATGGAAAATTTAGCAGGTAATGTGCGTATAGGTAGATTAGATACTAATTATGGTAATGGTAAAATATGCGATGTCGCTGTATGGAATACAGAGTTAGATGCCAACACAATAGCATCTATTTACAATTCAGGTGAGCCAAACAATTTATTATTATCTGCAAGTTACACAACAGGTAGTGGTGTAGACAAGACAGCCAACTTACAAGCCTATTATAGAATGGGTAATGGCACTATTGATGACTTTACTTTAATTGGTGATCAAACAGACACATCTTTACAAAGCAATATAATTGATAGTACAAAGTTTTTTAGGGAAGAAGATGGAACAAGTGGTGGATGGACACCTTATGGTAGTAATAGTTTATCAGTAACATCTGATAGTGTTACAATCGCTTATGGTAGCCACACATACGGTGCTAAATTATTATTTAAACAAACAGGTGCAAATAGTTCTTTAACAGAAAATTTGGTTGTTGATCAGGTGTATAAATTCTCTTGCACTATATCATCTTTAACTGATAATAGTTCTAATATGAAATTAAACGTAACAGGTGCAACTGAAACAAGTGAAGTTTTATCTAATGGTGATGCTGTGATATATTTTAGGGCATCACACGCAACTTCAAATATTTTGAGATTAAATGGATTAAATTCAGGCGATACTGTTACAATATCTAATCCAAGTTTACAAAAGGTTAATGGCAACGCAGGTATAATGAAAAATATGAGTGCATTTGATATAGTAGATCACGCACCTAATCGTAATTCAGGCGATATGATTAACTTTGATGCGACATCTGATATAGAAACAGATACACCGTAAGGAGAATAAATGTTTAGTAATAGAAAATGGGTAATAATAACTTTGGCTGACTATACAGATGATCAGTTAGAAGAATTAGTATCTAATGCAATACAAACAAGTTCATCTACATTGAGAAAGTCAGTAGATGGAACTAAAGCAATATTGAAGTGGGATGGCGACACACCATCTTGTTTTAATGGTATGACAACATACAATCACACACAAATATTAACTACTCTGGCGACAACAGAGTGGACAGTTGAGGAAACAGAATGAGCTTAGTAGAATCAATTAAAGAAGGTGAAGGCTATAGAGCTAAAGTATATAAATGTACAGAAGGTTATGATACTATAGGTTATGGCTTTGCAATTAAAGACTTAGAATTAGATGAAGAAGTTTGCGACTTAATACTAGATAAAAAGCTAGATAAACTTATAGATGCTACGAATAAGAAGTTTCCATTTTTAAGAGAATTACCACAAGATAAATGTGAAGTAGTATTTGAAATGGTATATCAGCTTGGTCTTACTGGTGTAAGTAAGTTTAAGAAGATGTTAAAAGCATTAGAAAGAAAAGATTACGATAAGGCATCTGCAGAAATGCTTGATAGTTTATGGGCAAAGCAGACACCCAATAGAGCTATTAAACTTAGTAACCAGATGAAAAAATGTTAGATACTTTACGAACAGCAGGTGTAGGAATAGTAGGAAGCGCGTTGCATTGGACTGAATATGTGCCGCCGATAATGAGTGCTTTGGCGGCATTGGCAACATTAGTTTATATGCTTATTAAAATTAATAAAGAGATACAATAGAGGTAAGATGGGGAAAGTTTTAAAGAGAGCAATCGTTACACCAGATAAGCACTTTCCTTTACATTCACAACCTGCGATAAATTGCGTTATACAGACTATTGAAATTGTTAAGCCTGATATTTATGTAGACTTAGGCGATACTGGTGAATGGGGAAATTTTTCACATTGGAAGTGGAAAAGAAAGAAAAGACCACCATTAGAGGTTATAATACCAACATTAGATCAAGATGTTAAAGATGTTAATGAAGGTATGGATCAAATAGATGAGGCGTTAGATAAGGCAGGATGCGAAACTAAACACTTTATTGAAGGTAATCACGAACTATGGTTAGATCAGTTTGTAGAAGAACATCCTTACTTGCCTCAGTATAAGCCACAGAATTGCTTAAAGCTAAAAGAGCGTGGTTATAAATATCACAAGTGTGGCAAGTTTTTAAAGATAGGTAAATTAAATTTTTATCATGGACATTTGTATGGAGGTCAGTATCATACTGCGAACCATCTTAGAAAGCTAGGTGCTAATGTTATGTATGGTCATTGGCACGACATCCAACAAATGAGTGCTACACATATAGACGGACAGAAGTCAGCTTGGAGTATAGGTTGTTTAAAAGATATGTCTGATGCTAGTAATGAGTGGTTAGGTGGTAGAGAGCATAATTGGTGTCATGGTTTTGCAATAGTAGACTTTTTTGAGAAAGGTTACTTTTCTGTACACCTTATGCAAATTATAAACGGAGTTACAAGCCTTTATGGAGAAAAGATAGATGGCAATGTCTAAACAAGAGATAGAAGCAAAAAAGAAGGAACGAGCTGCAGCTAGGAGGCTGTTAATAGATAAGTTGCGTTTCTGGGTAGGTGTATTTAGCGTACCTACTATATTAATTATGGCTTGTATGTTGATTGCCGCCGCATATTATTTAGGTGAAAGTCAATTAGCGGTTGTAACTGGTTTGATCTCTACAATTACCTTAGGTTTGATAAATGTATTAACATCTATGGTCGCACCACCACCGCCAGAAGATCCGTTAGCAACAGTAGCTAAAGACCTAGTTCATCACTTGCAAGAAACAAACAAAAGTGCAGAAATTATGATGGATAAAAACCACATAAAAATAGGTGGTAACGGTATGAAAGTAGCAACAAGTAACGATAAAGATTTAGTATGGGGTAACGATGAAAAACCAAAAAAAAGGAAGTAACCATATTTACCATCAAAGAAAAGCTCAATTAGATGCTTTGAACGGTGAATATAATGGATGGTGGATATATGAGTATTGTAAAGACGCAATAATTAGGTATCAGCCAGAAGGCAGATAATATGTTTATGCTTGAGGTATTATCATATTTAGTATCTGTTTTTTTAATAGCATTTCCAATTTGGATATTATATTTAGTATTTAAGGTTGGAGTAATACATATTATAGATAAATATAAGAAATGAACAATGTATCAGTATCAAATCTGCCAATTTTTTATGTAGACAATAGAATAACCTTTAAGATGGAGAAAGTAATGAATTTTGATAAAATAAACACTTTATTAGACAAAGTTGGAGTTGATGGCGACGAAATTAAGAATAATTTTAAAGACGCTATAGAAGAAGAGATAAAAGAAGCTAAGGCTGAAGTATCTTTATCTGTAAAAGATAAAATTATGTATTTCTTTGAAGATGAAGAAGGTAAGAAAATTTTAGTTGATAAAGTAAATAAAGCTATTGATATTCCATTTCTTTCTGAAAAGGTTGAAGAAAAGATTTTTACTATTATATTTGAAGTTATAGGTGGAGTTTTAAAGAAAGTTCTTAAATAATGAGTTTAACTAACAAAACAATAGCAAGTAGTTACAAAGACTTATTGCAGATAGACAATGGCAATAACGGTGTATCTACATCTACAAAGCAAATAAAGAGTGGCGATGGCACTAATTCTTGTGCATCTATATCAGATGATCAATTATCAATAAAGCCACAGAACGACAATACAACAGATGTATTGACTGTTAAAAACGCAGGTGGAACAAACTTATTACAAGTAGATAGCACTAATACAAAAGTAAAAGCATTAGGGCAGTTTGTTAATACTCAGGTAAAACAATTTATGTTATCATCTGTTAATTTTCAACCTACAACAACAAATTGGACTATGTTAGATTCTGTTGGTGGCGGAAGATTTAATACAACTGCACCAAGTATGGGTTCAGGATCAACACCAAACACATCGCTTACAATATCAACTACAGCAGATGATGTAGTACAATGTTTGTGGTATTTACCGTTTAATATAACACTAGATCAAGTTGTTGTTTGGTTTGGTGCTGATGTAAGTTCAGGTGATGATGTTCAATTTAGTTTGATGAGTTATGACATTGATACAAGTAATGGCAGTACAGGTGGTGATCTTAGTAATGGAACAGAGGTTGCAGTTTCACCATCAGCTATAGTAGGAGCAGGTTATGAACAGGCTTATTTTCAAACTTTAAATATAAGTAGTGCAGATGTAAATTCAGGAAAGGCAATAACTGCAAATGTTAAAATGGATGGAACTTCGGCTGATTTGACAATATCAATGCAGGTAATATATTCTTTAAGGAGTGCGTAATGGCAAATTTAAATACACAATTAGTTTTAACAGCAAATGGGAAAGAGTTTGAATTTCAAAATTCAACTACATATAATGAAATATTTAACATAGAACAGTCAGTATCTGAAGTTGATAATTTTGTTAGATTAACAGCTTTTGATCCGTCTTCTGGTGGAGGTACTGCAGGTGTAATAGAAAATCCACAATTTATTTGTGTATATAATTCTTCAAATCAACCTGCAGAGATACAACATATCGTTCAAGGAATAACTTCAGGAGCTAGTGATACAACAGGCGCAACAGATGGAAATATTCAAATGTTGTTAAGACCTCAAGAGTATTATATTATACCACATACTATGTTAGTAAACTATAATGCTACATCATCTGCTATGAATGGTACTACTACATCTGTAGATAATGATACACCTTCCTCTGATATGTATGGAGGAGTTGCAGCTTTTGTAGATGGCTCAGGCTTGGCAAGTAGCACAACTGCCACTTCATTTGATATAGATGATAATGAAAGTTCTCCTGCAGGTGTTGCATTACTTTTTAAGGTTGGAGATTTAATTAGAATTGAAGATGAGATAATGGAAATAACAGGCATTACAGACTCTGGTGGTACTGAAGATACCTTAACTGTTAAAAGAGGTTTATTTGGATCGACTGCAGCTACACACGCAGACAATACTCAGATAAGGCTTCCATTTTTTAATAACTATGATGATTTTAATACATATTCTACTGCATCTACTGATGTATCAGGTAATTTTAAATCTACAAACTTTTTTGCAAAATATAGAAACAATACAACTACTGTTCAAGATGGTTTATGTAGAGGAACAGTAGCTATTAAGTTTTTTGAAGCAGGTTATCAAGAGTTTGGACTTTCAGGTATAACATCAGCAACAAAAACAGGTTTAACTACATCTACTCAATATTTCGTTAAGATAGGTATAGATGGAGCAACAGCAGATGAAATATCAATTACAACTGACTCTAGTGTAGATACATTTGGTGGAGCAAATGGATTTATAGCAAAGTTGCAAACTGCAATAGATGCTTTATTTTCAGATGCAAGTAAGAATAATTTTCAGAAAGGAGCGACAGTATCTATCGTAAACGGAGATATAAGGGTAACCTCAAAGCAACATCTTTCTACATCCGCTATCGCGCTAACAGCAGGAACAAGTGGTTCAGATACAACAACAGAAATATTTGCACAAGCAATAGGTAGATTACCTGCCGCACCAGAAGGAGCAGTAGCAGCAAAACTTCCTGATGATAATATTGTAAAAGATGGAATATCAGCACCAAATTCTGAAGCATACTTAATGGATGATGGTTTTGGAAATTTAATTGCAGGTTCTTCTGCACAAGGTAGCGGAACGATAGACTATGATACAGGTGCAATAAATTTAACAGGATGTCCAAGTAGAGCAGACTTTGTATTCTCTGCGATAGGAACATCAGGTTTAGCTTGTGGAGGAAATACAAATTTAAACACTCTTACAAGTATAAGAGCAAGAAGTACAAGTAACAAAAGAAAAGCGAAAATACAGATAATAGCATTTAATAAATAAGGAGAATAGATATGCCAGGACATTATGGAAAGAAAATGAATAAAGGTAAGAAAAAGAAAAAAGGGATGAAAAAGCGTAAGTGAAATGGCTAAAAATCTTAAAGGTATAAGTTTGAAAGGTCTTTCAAAGAGTCAAAAAAGTTTAATGTCTAAACATAAGATTCATCATACAAAAGCTCATTTGAGAAAAATGGCTGTTGAGATGAGAAAAGGAAAGACCTTTAAACAATCACATAACATAGCTATGAGGAAGACTGGCAAGTAATGGCTAAGTATCAAGGAAGAACTGTACGTCTTAATAAGCCTAGTAGAATTACTAAAGGACAAGCAGGATATGGTCGCAAGAAATTTAAAGTATTTGTGAAGTCAGGCAATAAAGTCAAGAAGGTTATGTTTGGTGATCCTAATATGAGAATAAAAAAGTCTAGTCCTGCTAGAAGAAAATCTTTTAGGGCAAGACATAGATGCGCAACTGCAACGGATAAAACAACACCAAGATATTGGTCTTGTAAGAAATGGTAAGTTATGGCTAGAAAAAAAAGAAGAAAAAGTAGAGTTAATGAAGCAGGTAATTATACTAAACCTGCTATGAGAAAAAGATTATTCTATAGAATTAAGGCAGGTTCTAAAGGTGGTAGAGCAGGTCAATGGAGTGCAAGAAAAGCACAGATGTTAGCTCGTGCTTATAAAGCAGCAGGTGGAGGTTATAAGAAGTAATGGCACTTAGAAAATCACAAAGGTCATTAAAGAAATGGACTTCTCAAAAATGGGATTATGTAAGTAAGGGCGACAAGAAAAAGCCTAGAAGTAAAAGAGGTAGATACTTACCTGCGTCTGTTAGGAAGTCAATGACAGCTTCACAAAAGGCTTATGAAAATAGAAAGAAACGAGCAGCTAGTAGAAAAGGTAAACAAAGAGCTAAATACTCTAGGTCTACAAGAAGAAAGATGCGAGGTAAATAATGGCAATAGCATATTGTACAGATAGAGAATTGAAAGACGTATACCCACATATTGATGACTTCGACAATAAGACACCTATATATGGGTTTGAGAATACAGATACGCCAAATCAATATCAGGCTAATAATACTGGTTTAATTACACAATTATTTTTTGATGGTATTAAAGGAACATCTGTTACAGATTCCCCTAATGCTACATATGAGTTTAATTACTCTTCTTCTACTGATTCTGTGCAAGTTTTTCATGCTACAAAGAATCCTAATGATATGCTTATAGAAGCAGGTGAAGATTGGGCGACTTTGAAACAAAGATATAGAGAAAACGCATCAAGATATTTAGAAAGTAAATTAGACAAAACTTTACCTAGAGAACAGTTTAAAGATAAAGATGGTAACTATGACTATATAATTGTAAGAACAACTGCATTACTTGCTGCTGTTTTTCTTATACGTTCTCATGATCCGACATCTGAAATTGCATCTAATTTAATGGAAGAAGCACAGGCAGAGATTGACAAGTTAAATGGTGGTGATAATATTTTATCATGGATGAAAACTGCTGACAGTTCTAAAGGAATAGTAAGAGAACAAACACTAAATGGAAATTTAAGAATAGTAGATACTAGAGGCAGATACTTTGGTCAATATGATAGAATAGGTGTGAAGATAGTTACCGCAGGAAAGATTGGTGTAGCTCGTTATTCGGTATGGAGAAGAGATAGTGATAATCTAGGTGCTGAAAGAATGAATAATGGAGAATCAGCAGATATAGTAGAAGAACTAATAAATGGACAATATCAACCTTGTGCAGGATTAGAAATACGTTTTGGTGGCGATACTGCTGATGAAGCTACTTTAAATGATAAATGGGAAATAGAAGTATCTGGTTATTATGAGGAAGTAGATAACGCATCTAGTATGAGATCAGTAAGGATGACTAGATTATAATGCCAGTAACATTTACAAATAATTGGAAGAATATAGTAGATAAACTTCAGTCTATTTTGAGAGCTGAGTTTGGCGGCAGTATGCCTGTATATAGAGGTATGCAAAAAACTACAGGTAACCAATATTTAAGATTAGTTCCTGTAAGTAGTGATTTGTTAAATTACAATTCTACAAGTGAAACTAGAGAATTTACTATACAAGTTTTATATTACTTTTTTGAGAAGAATATGAGAGAAACAGCTTTAGATCATGTAATGAGAATGACATCAAGAATTGAAGCATTAATACATGATAATATAACTATGACACTTGCAGATAGTTCAACATCATTTAATTGTAGATTTAATACTACAACTTTAAACGCAGACGAGGAAGAAGAGGCATATGTTGTTGAATGGGAATGGAAAGGTCAGCATTTAGGAAATGTAACTTAGGAGTATTATGAAAGTAAAATTAAAAGCAAATGAAAAAATATCATCCATGAATAACTATTGTGGTTTAAATATGGATAATTGGACAGCCTTAAATCAGGGCAAAGAGGTGGAATTAGATGAGATTCCAAAATTAATAAAAGAACAAGTAGAGATAGTAAAAACTAACTCTAAAGATAAAGGAGAGAAGTAATGGCTAACGCAGCATTTTCACCTAGAGATTTTAAGGCTTGGATCATAGAAGAAGCGACTCCTGGAACAATTCCTACTATAACATCAGGTTTGTATCAGTTAGATGTAGATTCGGTATCAATGCCATCTCTTAATGTGAATCAATTATTAGATGTAAGAACAAGTACAGGAAGAGTATTGAGTAGTGAGGATTTCTTCCAAGATAATAAAAATAGAGTAACAGAAGTATCTTTATCAGGTATATTTCACAAAGATATAGGTCATACTATGTTACTACAGAATGTATGTGGTGCAAGTATGGGTTCTGTAGCAGATGTATCATTAGCTTATAACGCTACTGGTGTTACAGGAAAATATGGAGTAGCTCAGAATGACGCTACTTTTACATTGGTTTTAGCTTCACCTGATACTACAGATGGATTTAATTTAATAGTTCCTGGAGCTATGTGTACTAATTTTCAAATAAGTGCAGACTCTACTGCTGATGGAGGTGTTTATAAATTTAGTGCTACTATACAATCAGGTAGAATACCTACTCTTAATGACACAACTACAGAAGCAGGAACAGCTTATACCGCAAATCCTATTTCTATATCAACATTAACAACAAAAAAGGTTTATAGTGCAGATGTGATCTTGTCTAATTTTGGCGTAACCATAGATAGTCCTGCTGTATATGCAGGTACTTCTGCTAATGGATACGAAGCATTTACAAGAGGTGCTGAAATTTCAGTTACTGCAACTGCTCAATCAAAGTATGATTCTGCAACAAGAGGCTTTATAAATTCTTTTGACGGACAAGTAGCAGGTGGTCATGATGCAGCCGACTCATTTACAATGACACAATCAACTGCAACAGACTGTTCTATTGATATACCTAGTGCAGTTTTAACAAATACTGCATTGAGTGAAGGTGATATTATGATGATAGATACAGAGTTAAAAGCTGTTAATATTGGTTCAGGTAATGTAATAACTTTTGACTTAGCATAATAAAGGAAAATAATGAAAGAAATTAAACTTAAAAATGGTAATAAGATAAAGTTAAAACAATTAACTTTAGATGATAGAGATTACTTACTAGATAATACACAATACGTCATAGATAATGGTGAGATCAAAGAAGTGAAAATGATGCACTCAACTCTCACCAAATATCTAAGAAGAGGTATAGATGGCGATACATCTGATAAAGCATTGATGAATATGTCATTTGAAGATAGAGTTGAAATATTCAAAGCTATACAAGGAAATATGTTGTTGGGGGAAGAGAATCCCTCAAGCTAACTCTCAACATTCTTAATGAAAGTTGGTGCGAGGGTTGTCAGTACCATAATTTTCCTTACATAGCTACGCCACCTATAAGTGGTGCAAAGCCACGACAGTTTGAGTGTATGGATGATGTATGGACAGTAGTAGATTTATTAGTAGAGGAGGTGAAAAAGTTTAATAGTGAGGGTAAGAGCTTTGATGTTGGTAAGTCTGTTAATGCTCAGTTAT